TCATCAATCTGCGCCTTTTGTGCTTCGGCTTCAGCTTTGAGTAATTGCAAGCGGTTGCCTGTGCGTTCAAGATCGAGTTTCTTAATATCCTCGTTCATCTTGCGAACACGGATAGTCTGATTTCGTTGTGCCTCAGCTAATCGCTTTTGATACAACTCTTCATTCTTAGCTCTAACTTGAGCAGTTAAGTTAGACTCAGCTAGTTTCTTAGCATTCTCTGCGCTACCTGCAGAATCAACAGTGGCGCTTGATGCAGCGCCTGCATACTTAGCTGTGTCAATATATCCAGTGATTTGTCCAAAATCTGCGGTAACAGACGGCTTAGCAACTACTCCAGTACTAGAGTTAGCCCCAGTATAGCCTCCGTTCCCGTCACTAATAACAATGTGTTCATCACCAAGTACAACCACACCATCGCCAGCTTTAGGAATATATCCATCACCTTCTGGGTGCCAAGCCCCTACAGCAGCCGCCGCTTCCCATAGCTTATCGACTCGACGAGGTACGTCCGCCCCGAGTGACTGTTTAACTGCATCAGAGAATAGCTTTCCGCAATCCGTAGCCCAGGTGCCATCTGCTCCTAATTTGTATGCTTTGCCTAATTGCTCATTAGCTGCTTCTAGTACACCCGCAGCTTGTCCTGTAGCACCACTATTCAAGCTTGAAACGGAACGGATAATATCACGAATATTTTTTTCGTTTGACTCATATTGGTTCTTAGCAGTTAACTTATCAATTTCATATTGGCTGCCATCAATTTGTAGGCTTTGCAAAGTTAGGGATCGATATAGTTCAGACATACGCTCTACGGCGCTTGCTAACTTCTCGGCTGCTTGTTGGGCTTTCTTTGCAGCCTGTTCTTGGGCTTTGGCTGCTTTTGCTGCTTCCTCATTTGCCTTATTAATAGCCTCGGTATTCGTTAATCCGCCATTAGCAATGTCCTCTTTCGCTTTTGCAAGTTCTTCATCGAGTTTCGCTTTTGCAGCATCAGCCTCTTCTTTTTGCTTTAAAGCCGCATCGATTCTAGCGCCTTCTTCTTTTGTAGCTAAGCGGTCATTTTTTACAAGTCCAAGCCACGCACTATCCTCAATCCAATATCGAGTATCATGACTGTCCTTATAGGCCTGATTCATACCGTCAGTGGAATTAGTATTTTTGTGAATACGTTTACCATCAACTTCTACGCCAGTATAAGATGCTTTTGTCTGTTCGTTATATCGGAAATCGAGTAGCGCTTTCCCAGCAAGCCCTATTACTGTAGCTAAAGTTACCCAAGGACCCGCAGCGGCAAGTGTGGCTAGTCGCATAAATCCGAGTGCGCTGGTTAGCGACCTCATGACTATGATCACTGCACTGGCTTCAGCACCGAATTTAACAATTCCGCCGATAGCTTCCTTTTGCTCGGCGGTCATCGACTCGAATTCTTTAGCAACGTCTAACACGCCATTTGCGTAGTCATTAAAAACAGGAACTAACTCATGGCCGATAGATACTGCAAGCCTTTTCCCTGTATTCTCTAAATCTTTTAATTCCCGATTTAGCTTTGCAGATTTAGCTGCAGTCTCGTCGTCGATGATAAGCCCCATTGCTTTGGCACGTTCAGCCACTTTGTCCATCTGCTCAGCGGACATGTTTAGCATGGCGTGCATCTGATACCCAGTACGCCCAAAGAGTTCCATTTCGACACGAGTCTTTTCAGCCCCATCTTTCATGCCCCTTAGGCGTTCCTGTATCATCTTAAATACTTCAACAGTATTTTTGCCTTGAATATCCTCGAGCGTGTAGCCTAATTTACTGAATATATCAGTACTGAGTTTTCCCTCTGCCCGAGCGACTTCCATTTTCTCTTTGGCCACTCCGACGTTCTTGGAGAACTTAGCAAATGCACCAGCGCTATCTTCCATAGCTATGCCCATGTAATTGGCCACTGCTAATAGCTCACTAGTTTCTTTTGCTGTTGCACCGGTAATGCCTGATAGTTTCTTAACAGATACATCCCACTGGATAGCCTCTTTGGCAAGTTTGGCGCCGAGTCCTACAACACCGACACCGGCACCTATTGCCATGAGGTCATTCTTCATTTTGCCAAGGGCGGATTTGGCGCCTTCGGCACTAGCTGTAATTTTCTTGAGCCCTGCCTCGGTATTCTTGTCGGTCAGCTGAACGACAATATCAATTAAATTATTGGCCATCCTTGTGCGCCACCTCCAATTCCTTGGCTTCTAATAATACCAGTAAGTCGATAAGGTGCGGTAGTGGCTCAATGCCGTAAGCCTTCGCCACTTCTAATACCGCTGGCATATCGAATCCTGCAATACCGCCTGAATGCCATCGTCGCTGCATACGACTAGCGTTGTATACTCGCATTGCTTGTCTCGTTCCATCTAATTGATGCGGGGAATTAAACTCACACTCCGAGCAGTCAAAATTCTGTTTAGTCTCACGCTGCATCTTGATACAATCAGAGCAATACTTTGGCTTATCGGAGTTAAGCCAAAGTATTGCATCAATTAGTTTTTTTCGATTTCAGCCTTTTTTTCGTGAGTAAACCGCATTGTATCAAGCGCAATTTCCATAAGATCATTATCTGGTGCTGCATTGATTTCATCTTCAGTTAAGCCGTAGATATGCTGCATAATCCATTGCGCAAGCTCACGAGAACGTAATAGGCGTTCTGTATCCGGTGCTTCTTCCGGAACTGGGGTATACAATGGGTCTAAACCAGATTTAATTAATTCACCACGTTCAGCGAATGTTAAGCCTCTTACTTTGATATCTTCAAATGCCATGTTGGCACCTCCTAGTATTGTTCTTGATTGTTAACTAATGTAATGATGGATGCGGAACGACCAGCATCTGCACGATAGTATGCTTTAAATGGCAATTCAATATTGACGCCACGAGGACCATCGATGCCTGGAGATTGTCGTTCGTACACAAGTTCGGGCAACTTGAATGTAAGCGACCAGTCATCTTGTTCAAGTCGCAATTCCAAGCTGGATTCTGTACCATTAACCGCTTTGTTTAAAAGGTCCTTATTTTGGAAGAACGCTTTAATCGTACCGGAAATTGACACAATACCTGGGTCGATGTATGTTCTAAAGCCTTTACCGCCGATAGCGTAAGAATCTCCATCCAAGCCAAAATCAAAGTTGATATCGCAACTTAAAATATTGGCCACAGTAACGCCACCCTCTTTGATGGTTGCATTAGGATTTTGGAATGGTAAGAAATTTACAGCCTTAGCTGCAGCATCAAATGTAGCACTGGCTAATGTTTCCTTACAGCCCATCACATCAATGGATGTAGATAATTCGGCATCCCCGCCGAATTTAAAGCCTAATTTACTGATTCGCACACCTGCGAATTGTTGGAATACGTTAACATCAGGGTAACCCTGTTCAATAGTTAACGACGGCATTGTGTTGCCGATTTTAAATGTGTGCTCAGACTTCTTATTTGGTGCTTGGCCAGTTGTGTTAGAAGTCGGTTGACCAAATGCAGCTTTTAACCAGTATCCGATGTCGATTACACCAACAGGTACGGTTAAACTACCGGATGTGTCGATGTTGCCACGGAATGGCGCTGCGGGATTACGATCACCGCGGATTACGGTAGAATCGTTTAAATTTTGACTAGCTTTCACAGAGCTAGAAATAATCGGAGTGATAACACCGCCAGTGGTTGGCGTTGTACCAAAGTCCGACTCAAACGCAATCGTCACATGGGACTGAGAGCCCTGTGCACGTTTTGCTGTTGCCATATTGCATTTCCTCCTTTAATATTCAATATTTCCGCCGATTACATGCGGGATTTCTATAGTAGCTGTTAAACGTCCGGTGAACACCGGGCGCCAATTCATTGAGTCTAATTCATAATCAATGTCGATTACCGGAAACGCTGGATTCACCTTACAAATGCATTCGATTATTAACTGCCCTAGGTTATCCGATTCTAGCGCTCCGTCGTATCGAATAATATTCTTAACGCGAGTTGCACCTTTATGGACGATACCCCATACAATCATTAACGAGTATGTGTAGGTATCAGCAAGCCCTTCGTTCTTATTACTCGGTAGTAATATGATGCAAGGGCAATCTTCTTCGAGCGGTGCATCAACATCGTCGTAGCCGACATACAGTTGCGCCGGCTTTCCGTATTTGTCATTACAAAATTTAGTCAACGCTTCATCATTCGCTAGGGCTTCAGCCCAACGTTCAACGATGCGCGACAGTGGAATTGTCTGTTGCATCAAATCACCTTACCTTGTAGTTACGTCGAGATGCGGATTGTGCAGCCGGACCATAAATAGCGTAGTCGCCTATCTTACCCTCGATATAAGGTTTAAGCTTAGGCTGTAACGCTGCTTTCATAGGTCCATAAGTATGACGTGGCTGAATTTTGAACATCGATTTACCCTTAGGCAATGGTACGCCTGCAGCAAATAACTTCTTGCGCATAGGCTCTGTAATTTGCTTAGTGTACCCTTCTTCGATTCGTTCACCTAACCGTTTAGCCGAATTAGATAACCACCCGACTCGGACGGATTGTTTGCCTTTGTCGTATTGATATCCAACTGCATTTGATAGCTTACCTAATGGACTGTAGCCGATTGTCCTGGCGCTAATGCCCATATCAAGTAAGGCATTTCGCGATTTAGAGCCCCAGGCCTCTCGTTCAGCTCGTCCGCCACTTTGGTATGCTTTGCGAAGCTTAGCACCAAATGCTGACTCAAATGCAGCACGTCGTGCCGGTGCCATGAAGTTAGGATACTTACGTCCCCCTGGTGCACCTGATCTGATGCCTTCTTTAATTTCCTTTTGCATCATCCATCCCGTGGATTTTAACGCTTTACGCATCCAGTCGGGTTTAGTTTCTGCAATGAAATTTAGATACGGCGTGGCTGTGTCTGTAATCGTAATAGGTTCATTACTCACGGTCTCACCGCCCTCACGTTATGAACGATTTCAAGGCAATACATCGTACCGTCAAAGTTGGAAATGTGATCAACGTACCATTTCTCACCATTGATATAAACTTCGTCTTTTGGTCGGGGTTCAGGAACATCCTTAGCACGCACCCAAATCTGAGCCTTATCGGCTAATGCTTTATCGACGAATCCAGAACCCTTACCATCATATTCACCGATTTCTACGCTTGCCTTTATGGACTGACCTTTGTAAGTAATCTTTTCGCCGAATACAGATAGTAACGCTTTATCATCATATTTCAGCATTAGTTTTACCTCATAAAAAGTAAAGCGCCCAAAAAGGGCGCTTTGTAATTATTTACGCAGTAGGTTGTAACAACATTACTGTCACAGTTTCCTGTGTTGCAGTTTTAGGTTCTACTGCCATACCGAGAACTTTACCACCAGTTTTTACTGCCTTGTCTGTTAAGAATTGAACTAAATCACCAACAGCGTAAGTATCAGCTTTGTTAGCAGCTACTTTAAATACGCCTGTTACTTTTACAGCGCCGACTTCATCTTTAGCAATATCAGTAAGTGCAACGCCGTGGAGTTTACCAACTTCTACAATGTCGCCTACTTTAACTGCAGCAGTCGCTGTGAAGTTGATACGATCGGTTTCCATTACGAATTGTGTCATCATATAATATACCCCCTAATTATTTACCAGCATTTTTATATAGACCACGGAAGTCAATAGTGTCAACACCAACATCAAATGCCACTTTGTATTCAATGCCGTCTACGTCAAAACCTTGTCGTGTTTCAAGGCGTGGAGTTTCAACGCCATTCAAGTACGTTACTTCAATAGTATCGTGTTGAGCCGCATCCGCTACTAGGTACCATGCAGTAGGGTCTGCCAATTCAGCATCAGACACTACAATAAAGCGACCTTTATAAGGGTTTACTACGCCGGAGTTTGTACCATCTACTGCTGCAGTAGAGTTAACGATTTGATACGCGGTTACTTCTAATTCAGGTGGCACTACCAAGTATTTAGGTGTGATGTTCAAATTAGCTTCATCGGTAATACCTTTCTGACGACGCATAGCAGTAATTGCTTTCGCTAAAGATGTAACGGATAACGCCTCTGCTGTTTTCGCTACGTTTCCGTGTTTATCGTCAAATAAGGCTACGTTATCTTGCATTTTAACTGTACCAGTTAATTGAGCATACACCATTTTGTTTACCAAGCGTTTTGCAGCGGAACCATATTTAGTAGCAAGTTTGGAGAATAAACCCAAGTCATCATTAATAATAGCTTGGCGAGTCAAACTGAAGATTTTGCCATATGTAGCTACTTTAGTACGAGCGGATGCCTCGCCGAATACATCTTGCGGGAATTGACCGCCTTCTGGTACTAATTCGAGGTTGCCTGCTTCAGACAATGCGTAACGTGCTGCTTCTTTGAAGTCACGGTTAGAGCCTTTGCCGGTCCAGATTTGGAATGTAGTTTCAGCTTCGTTAAAACCATTCATCACAGATTTATTGGCCAAGTTAGACATGATAGCAGGGAATGTAGATGTGGAATTAATAGCCGCACGTGCCATTTCCATGTTATCGCCGAAGTTGGCTTTAGTATCGCATTCACGACGTAAGGACTCGCGGGCTAACTCAATCATAGAGTAGCCACGCAATTCATTAGCACCTGGTGCCGGTTCTGCTACAGGTAAGCCCGCTGCCATTAATACAGCGTCTTGCGCTGCCGCACGGAATTTGTCGCTTTCTGCTTCACCAATTGTTACAGACACGCCCTTGTTACGTGCGCGTAATTGATCCATTACCATTTCGCGAGCTTCGTCAACAGATACGCCCATTACGATTGCTTCGTCTGCACCTTCTACATCGAAGTCACGGAACAAAGCAGTAATTTCGGAAGTACGTTTACGTTCTTGCTCCATTGCTTTAGCAAGGTCTGCTTTTGTGATACCAGTTTCAACTGGTTCTGTAGATTTTACTTCTTCAGTTTTTAAAACTTCTTTTTCATCCATACTCTTTTCTTCCTCCTGTGTGTCAATACTTGTATGAATTTCTTCAGCACTTCGTCCTACGCCCACCGTTGGGTCGGCAGGGACAGATACAATACTGATTTCTAAAGGTTCCCAATCGGTTACTACATAGGCTGGGCCATTAAATCGACCGTTAGTGGATTTAGTATCCTTATCTTCCAATACTTCATATCGGTTGACCATATAGCCTACGCTTACCCCTTTTAGCGTTCCTGACTGTACCTTTTGGAATATGGTGTCGGATTGTTCATCTTCGTCGAAACGCACTAGTGCTTTCCCTCGATTGTCTTCAATCCAAGCCTTTTCAACGTGTCCCACGACCGCATCACGATCGTGGTTAAACAACGCTGTACCTAAACCATTGTTAAAGCGCTCAAGATTGATGCACTCTTCATCATGGCAAAGGATTTCATCGCCGAACCAACGACCATATGGCGTTTCGGAAGAGAAAGACAATTCTACTGTCCGACTATCGGTATCGACATTGTCAATAGTAGATTCACGGCAATAATTACCAAGAATGCTACGCTTTTGATGTTCACTCATTACTAGCCATCAGCTCCTTCCTGTGTAGTGTCATCATTGCCCATCGTTAGCGGTTGCAACTCGCTGGAATAATCTAGTAACACCCCGAGCTCCTTAGCTCTATCTTGTTCGAGTTTCCTTTGTTCAAGAACTTCTTCCCAATCTCGTCCAGACGATGCACACACATCTTCTAATGTTGTAAGACCGGATTTGATAGCTTCTTTATTAGCGTTAACTTCCTTAACTGGGTCAATCCAAGACCACCCTGGAGCAAGCCAAGCTGCCTCTTGGTATTTGTCCTTGTTCGCTAAGTAGTCAGAAGGTAATTCACCTGCTAAGTAAAGGGCGTCAATAAAAGCTTTCCAAATCGGTATACAGAAATGTGTGATTACAAATTTCTGCACTTGACGGAACGTCTTTTGGTCCTCTAACAAGTTTTGCCTTGCAGCTGAGAAATTACCAGATATATTACGCGCTACGATGTCAGCGCTCATACCAAGACCGGACGCTACGCGTCTAGTCTGAGTTGCTGAATATTCACTTGCAGTTCCTGCATTACGTTTAGGGTCTGCAAACGCAATCGATTCACCAGGGCTGAGATGTCTAACCATGCCAGGTGCCATTGTCATATTGGGTCTACCTTTTTTATCTCTGGGCAATATCTCAGTTTTTCTTGCTGGATTTTGAGACGTTACAAAAATGCTAAAACACGCTGCTACACGAGCTGCAATCAAGTCAGCATCCATGTATTCATCGATATCGTGTATTCGTCGTAAAACTAAAGCCAATAAGCTTATGCCTCTAATCTGAGACGGTCGTTTCGGTTTAAATAATAAGAAAGCTTGGTTTGTTGTTAAGCGAACCGTATCAAACGAACGCAAACCCATTGGATCAGTTTGACTTACATGGTAAGCTACGGGTCTGCCGTATTCGGTAACCTCAACTCCGTTGATGATGTTATTCTTACCGTGTGTGATACTTACAGCACCAATATTCTCCGCTTCTATTAACTGGATGGACAATGGTAAATACGCACCCTGTGAAGTCTTATTGACTAGAATTTCCCCATCGTATACCATGCGTCTTAACGCCATTTCTTGTAATTCATAAAAGCTTGAAATACCCCTAATGTCGGCGTTTTCAGGTTCGGCCCATTTAGCCCATGCTTTTTCGATTTTCTTGTTAAGTTCGTTATTTAATTTACCATTACGATTTCTAACCTTTGCTTGAGGAACGATTCCCGCACCGATTACATTTCGTAACAACGCACTAACTGCTGATTCAGCTAAGTCACTGTTCATCTCTGCCGCTCTTGCGCGTCCACGGATAATATCACGCGAACCTGTTGCAAGTTGCTCGGCTGTACCATACGCAGGTTGCCAATCGCTACTTAACCTATCCATCGATGCCGCATCATATTGACGTAGTGCATCACGGTAGGTTTGGCGCTCATATGCACGTTGTGGGCTCACCCATCCTATTACTTTGTCAATAATGTTCATCGTCCACCCCATGTTACAAATGCATCTGCCTGGTACCCATTTGACTCTTCGTGCACACGCTGCATTAGCGTTTGTTCTCGTGCATATAGTACTGGTAAGTCAATTGCCTTGAACCGTTTGCCACCAATTTGTAATTCAGAGTATCCTTTAGTTTCGATATCCTCAATCACTTGACGAACACGTTCAAGTTGTTCATTTACATCGCTCATGGTTCACCTCCTATCTAAACCAATGCCCAGTATTGCCTATGCCTCCACCGTAATCTTCGTAGGTTTCAACCTCTTCAGTTTCCTCATAGTCAGCTGGTTCAACTAAATATTTAACACCTGCAATATCTGCTACTGCAGCATTGTAAGTGCACGTATCAAGTAAATGATTGACAGGATGACTGGTAAGCGGTTTCCATTGCACCGTTACGGCTCCTGTTTTCACATTTCTAATTTCCTGCTTCTCCTCTGACCGTAAATGATCAGAGTATTCTTGCGGACATTCTTTGTACAAATGAATTGTTCCTACTTCGTCTGCAGGCCTAATCATTCGCGCAAATATAAAGTCTTTCCAGTAATCAGTATTTAATACATACAACTTCAATCCACCAACTACACCCTTTTCTAATGATGTCATTGTATATGGCGCCGACATAGTTGTATGATTGGAGGAACCTTTAAGAGGTATGCAGACTTCTGGAAACCTAGAACAGAATTGATATACTTCATCCGTTCTAAATCCCGAGTCGATACCTGCTTTCATCACCTGTCGAGCTTCACCATACTCTGATGGATATTCTCTGTTGATGATAATTTCCTCTAAATCTTCCCATGTACTTGCTTGTCCATAATCAATAAGATAGGATTTAACTCCAGGTGCATACGCCCTTACCTCCCACCAGAAGTGGTCGAGCTGTACGTCAACTGAAGCGATAAGCAATATGGCCTTATCAGGCACAACGCCACACGGATAATTGGATTGAGTAAATTCCATATTTTGCGTACTTTTCGTTTTAGAACTTTTCCAAGGTTCAGCTAGCCACGAATTGATGAAGTTCATCAATGTAGCTGGCGTACCTTTGGAATTTTTAAACTCATAAGCAACGTCTCCGAATGTGACCCACGGCGAATATATCGACGATAAGTGATACGATACCGAGCGGACTTTACTTTGCGATTCGTTTACCGCTCTCCATTCACCACGTCTTAACATTTCCATTTTGTGCTTATCGTAAATACGTTCGCCGCAATGTTCACATTCGTAGTACGCTGTATCACGTATCATGTCCACATTATCGTTGTGTTCTTCAGGCCATTTTATCTGTTTAAACTTGAGGGTCTGCGACACTCCGCAATGTGGACATGGCACGTAATATTGTCGGCGCTCATTTGCACTCATGAACGCCTGCCAAATATTACCCGACTCGACCGTAGGAGTGGACACCATCACAATTTTTTTATCGACGAACGTTTTTGTACGTTCCGTCGCCAGTTTGATTGGGTCTGCCTCCTTACCTGCAAAGGCGGGGTATTTGTCAATTTCATCAAAGAATAGATATTTGATTGAACGACTTGAAAGGCCACTTGGAGAGTTCGCTCCAACAAGCACCATGTAATTGCCGTTGTTGAAATCTAACTCCAGTAATTTACTGTTCTCATCGAACTTGTCACTAATTGATTTGATAGATTTAATCATTGGTTGTACGCGCTTATCACTAGCGAACTTAGCGATGGTATCTGTTGGATACACCATCATGGTAGGGGAGGCTGTTTGGTCTAGTGCATACCCTATCATGTTAAGTTCTGTTTCTGTCTTACCTAACTGTGCGCCAAAGCAAAGGACTATCTTTTCAATGAGTGGATCAGTGAATCTGTCCATGGGCTCTTTAAGATAAGGAGTTCGATTTGTTCGCCATCTACCGGGTTCTGCCGATACACTCGTTAGCACTCTGAAGTTATCCGCCCATTCCGAAACCGTATATCGTTCTGGAGGCTTGAACGCTTCAAGTTCTTCAGGAAACCAATCAACCTTTGGCCTTTGCTTTTCGACTGACTTTGATTTCCGGCGTGTACGCGCCCTTGCGCGCGTAGCTTTCGAGGTAGTCTTCGACAACGTCATTCACCACCTTTTCTACATTCGCCCGTTCCTCCGGATCCGTGAATTCACTCGCAATTCGTTTCGCCAATTTAGTAAATGACGATTTCAATTCGAGTACTCGCCCAGACCATTCCTTAGCAACATCTGCACGAGATATGTATTCACCCTCTAATATTTCGAGAAGTTTTTTTTCACGTGCTGCTTTAGACTCTTTTAAATCGGCTTCGGCAACTAACTTTCGAGTGGCCGCAGATTGGTCTTTTGCTTTATCCCCTTTTGCATGTCCGAGATATGCGAGCACCTCTCTAAGATTCCACCACCCTGTGGCAGCTTTCGGCATCCCCGATTTATGGTGCCTGGAAATAATTTCAGGAGTTACTCGTAGAAGGTCACAAAGCTGAGCACTTGATACGAGTAAATCGCCTGCGGTATTGAATTTGACTCTCGGTTTTGCGTCGGCCATTGACGACCTCCTTTCTGTCTCTTGACATTCAACTTTCAACAGGAAAATTTCTCCTACACAGAGACAACTATCGCGCGGGGGCGACCAGCGGTGGTTTTTACTCTGGGAAGTACCTTTTTAACTTTTATTCTCATTTAAAAACCGCAATGAGAATATTGAGTTTATAGCCAATATTTATCATGATTAATTGTAATCATTAATACCAACTCATATTAATTACTCATAACTTATACACTATATAGCGATATACTTATCCACAATACAATATACGGTATTGTGGATAAGTAAAAGTTTGACATACCAAGAATATGTGGTATATTGAAGATGAACTTTTGATAAGGTCAGCTCATGGAGGACCACAAGTTTTCGCGAAACTTGTAAACACAAAGAAAACGCTCCGTCGTCATTTGTGCCCCTTGTGCTATCTGAGAAAAAAGCCGTAGTGTAAAAGCTACGGCTTTTTTCTTTTTTCATTATGATTTCATGAGCTCATTATGATATAATTTTATTTGTGCGGGGCCCCGCCATAAAAATTTTATGGAAGGAGGGCTGACCAATGAAAAATCAAAAGTTCAAAAAAGCTGTTATTTTTCGAGCTTATCGCATTGATAAGAAAACAGGCAAAAAGATTTGGGCGCGTGACTACGGGTACAAAGCTTGGCCAATCCCAGTTTCGGAATTAAAACAGTAATTGCACAGCCTCCGCGGTAAACGCACAAGCATGAACTCGCGATTCATGCAAAAAGAGCCTTATGTAATATAGGGCTCTTTTTATTTTAAAACATCTTTATTCTGTTTATATTTACCACGTTCTTTATGTACCTTTGCCGTTTTAGTTTTGATTAAAGAATGTGAAGGTGCATACGATTTACACATATGATCAATATGAATGCCATTTGCTTTGCACCAACCCTTAACATTGTTTAAGCATCTTCTCTTTTCGCAATACACATCAGTCAATCGTATTCACCTCGCCTCCTTAAATTTGCATATAAAAAGACCACCTAACCATAAAGATTAAGTGGTCTTTTCGTTTTAGTGTTCTAGGTTTCACTGTGTCGTTGAGAGAGATAGTATTTGTTGTCCCATTAACTCACACTATCATTATAAACTGTCAAGAAGGACAGGTCTAGGACAGTTTTGGGACAATTTTATTAAGCTATTTTTGTATTCAACCCAATAACGCCCCAAAGCAATACGGATAGTTCCTCAATCCCTCTGGCGATGTAACGTTTGATGGTACGAACATCTGGCTTTTCAGGAAAGGATTCTGCAATCTGTTCTAGCGATTCTCCGTCAATATAATACCTACGCATACACTCACAATACTTGAATTGCTTTGCACTACACTTTTCAGCATAGATATCAAGCATATTGTTTACATGTCGCATCATCAATGCTGTTTTTTCTTTACTCTTAACAATGGCATTCACCCTTACTATGCTCTTATCGTCAAACATATCAACTAACAGTTCATTGAGCCATATATCCTCGGCTTGTGTCGAATCCGAGATGGCATTATCCACATACGACTGCAGCTGACTGTAATGCTTTAATAGCTTGATCGTGTTGTGTCGAAGTTTACGACCTAGTTGAGCATTTTCTTGCTTGGCTAATTCATAGTAAGTTTTGGTTGCCACCTCTGTGGCCAACCTTGTGATTTTCTCAATATCATATTCATTCAAATATATTTCCCCCTTTACAAGTTATTTTATGTTTTAGTCCGAATTTGTTTTTACCAGTGATAAACAACTAATATTTTAACTTTTAAAAAATACCAACCATATTGTTTTCCCTCTACGTTGCCCAATTACAGGCTCGCAAGGAAGCAAGGGTTTAACTTTAGAAAACGAGATTTGTTCCTCATTCCATTTGAATATCAGTGTCCCATTCTTCTTTAAAACTCTCCAGCATTCAGAGAGGCCTTGCTTAATGTCGTCTTTCCAAGTTGTATCTAGCCTTCCATATTTTAATTTCAGAAAGGATTTATCTCCTGCCCTTATTAGATGAGGCGGATCAAATACTACTAGATAAAAACTTTCGTCTTCAAAAGGAATGTCTCGAAAGTCTGCGATTATATCAGGTTTAACAATTAGCTTTCTACCATCACATAAATTTGTATCTTCAGCTCGATTATCCATGTAAATAGCATCTTCATTTTCTTTGTTAAACCAAAACATTCTACTACCACAGCATGTATCTAGTATTTTCATTAGTTATCTTTTATGCACACATTTTTAGTTTTGCAATAAACATCAACATATGTCTCATCACGGTCACCATTGTGTGTTACTTCTACATATTCATCAATGCCAGGACCACTTACTAATGCTTTCCAGTTTTGTAATGTTTTACAAAACCATACAACATACATGAATTCTAATTCTTCAAATTCATGTCCCATTTCTAATAGCACTTTGCGAGCAGCTTCAATCGCTTTTACTTGTAAGTTACTCATTTATTTATCTCCTTAATTCTTAAAATTATAAAAATATTCCCATATTTTTCGTGATGTGTAAGATTACATAGTCTTCATCATCCTGAATAATCTCATCAGCCATAGTACCAATGAACTTTCGATTGTCATTTTCTAACACGCCAGCAGCTTGTAACCCATCAAGAATAAACTTCTTAGCGAATGCCACATTATCTGGATCGTGTCTGGTTGATGAGTGCCATTCAAACAGTAGGTCTACTTTCTCATTAACAGGTTGTATCTGCTGTAAAAGGCATTGTTCTTTAACTTGCTCGGTACACTTCTTTTTCATCGCGGCTGCTGCTATAGTAGAACCACGTTCACAATCAATGTACTCATTCAGTGTTGGAAACCGGTCATGAGTTTTCTTCCTAAATCTAAACTGACATCGCAATAGAATTTTCATCGGTGCGACGCTCCATTGAATATAGCCACCGCATATTCGCCGCGTAACCGGTCATATATCCTTTGACTATAGTTCTCTTCAGTCCAGGTATCACTATAATTCGTTGTAAGAATGATAGGTTTCATCCTGTTATAGCGATCAATAATGATGCTTTCAACCTTAGATGAGACCCAATCAGATTTTGAATACTCTGCCCCAAAGTCATCGAGCAATAGTAATGGGATATTTCTAAGTTTCTGCTCATATTTTAGATAGACTACATTATCGCCTTTAGACAATGTAAGCATTGCATCTAATAAATTAGGCATTGAAATCATGAGACACCCTTTACCTAATGCCATAGCTTGTTTTAGAATACTTACCGCAATCGATGTCTTACCGGTACCAGCTGGGCCCCTTAATATGAGGCCCTTACCAGTATCAAGATTTTCTTTCAGATTATTAGAATATTCTTTAACCACATCGTAAGCTTCAGCGTTCTCTTTAGGAAAACTACCATGCTTGCGTAACCAGTCAAAATCCATGTCATAATATCTCTTAGGGATTCCAACTGCAGCATAGGCGGTATTAACGTTTGTTTGGATGACTAATGGTTCGTCATATATCGGATAAAAGAACTCATTTTTTACCGTGGACTCTTTCATATTCCGCTTGCCAGTCGACTTGTTCGTCCTTTCTCGAATTTTTTCGAGACACGCTTCTAGCATTGCTGTTACATTTGCTTGTTCCACCCTTTGCTGCCTCCTGCTTTAAATTCCCTGCCGTGACAGTTTCAACATACTTGATACTATTGCCACCATTATCCGCTGTGGTATTAATAGCAACAATAACTCGTTCTTTGCCATATGATTCAACTAGATCATCTAACCGCTCTTTAATAGTAGGTGATACAACTCCAATTGATTTCATATACAATTCGTAAATGGGTTTATTTTTTACTTCTTCATCTTCAAACATAGATAGAGGATTTTCATCTTCACGCGCGCGCGTATCTCTCTCTATATTATTTTCTTTTCTTTTCTTTTCTTTTATTAGTTGATTTTGTTGAACATGTGTTAAATTTTGTTGAACATGTGTTAAATTTTGTTTTTTTGCTTTGCGAGACTCTGCACTTTTAAGGCCTGCCAACCTACGTTTTTCGCGGATAGTTTCCTCTTTCACCTTTTTAAATTCAAATCTTCGAATTAAGCTTGGCGACCAAAAATATTCGTCATCACAGTCCAATAATTCGTAGTCATGAATCAACAAATAAATTAACAAAAATGAACAAAATGAACACATTGAATTTTGTTCCAACACGTGTTGATTTTTGTTGAACACTTGTTGAACACTTGTTAAAATTTGTTCATTATCCATTCTTAATTCATTATCTAGAGCAACGAATGTATATTTTTTTAGTGGCAGTTTATAGTCATCTGCTGCGGCTAATTTTTCAATCAATATCCACCACCAGGCATATGAAATCATTCCTAATTCTGAAATCATAGCAGCGATTTTAGGATCATTGCTCGCATTGATATCATGACTAAAGTAGTATGATTGGTTTTTCGCCATTTCTATCACTCTTCATTATCGTTAAATAAACTGTCCTGGGCTCGACGTCCCATAATAAACCTTACGCATTCATCGATTAAGTCTTGAACCGAAATTGCAAATGTAGAGTCTGCATATTCAACATCTAGCCATCCCGTTTTAAATTTAAATTTATTAGGAGTGTTCATATCAGATACTACGCCTTCAACACAAACCTGATTAATAAGACCTTCAATTTCACCATACTTAAACTTAAAAGCACTTACAATAAATGGAATATTAAATTCATCGAAGAATTCAAAGTTCTTTTTTACAATTTGTTGTAGATGTCCAAATGCTTTCAATAATTCTGGGCGGGGATCATCTTTTGATTTAAGTGTAAAAATATCTGTAAGACCTGTGGCAGACGGTTTTTGATAGGCAATACTAATATTATTGTCGTTAATTTGGATTGATTTAATAATCATAAAAGGCTCCTTTCCTGTTCTACGATTACTAACTTACCAGTAGCAGCTTGAACAGCTCGCTTAAATGTTTCTGAATCTGAGTTGCTATCAGATAAATGTAGTAGTCGTATATCTTAACACTTGGTTAGGTCCATAGATTTGAGAAATTTAATTACATTTTCGAGCGAAAAATGAGATTGGATTAACCGTTCCATTCGTTTTTCATCTAAATAACCAGCTTCTACTTGTTGATTTAGGATTTCATAGGAGTGGTTACATTCAACCATGATGTGATCAATATTCTTAAACGTATACCGGCAGTAATAGGTATCTGTAATGTAGAGGAGTTTTTCCTCGCCATCAGAAATCAAAAAACCAACATTAGGAACGTCATGTTCTAATTCAAAAGGTAGAATACTAAAATTTCCTATCGTAAATTGAACTTTAGGCGTAATATAGATGGCTTTGTGATGCCCTGCTACATATAATGCATCAGCAGTGTCTTTTAACATGTATACACGATGACCTAGCTTTAATAAATCATTTACAGCCTTGCTATGGTCGCCGTGTTGATGCGTAAGCAACGTTCCGCATAGGTGTAGAAAGTTAAAGTGACAATACCTTTGAATTTCTTTAAATGATAATCCTGCATCCAGTAGCAGTTCATCGCCATTGGTTGAGGTTTTGATTCGGTAGCAGTTCCCTTTCGAACTACTACCGAATGCTTGAATGCTAATCACAATTAATCACCGAACATATTGACTACTTCGCCCGTTTCCGGATTAACGAACTCATTGGTAGGGGTAGGTTCAATATCGATTACTTCACTATTAGCGTTTTGATTAATAGTTTCAGCGACTATGTCAGCTGTATCAATAACCTTTCCTTCAACATCGATGATTTCATCTGCAGTCTGTAACCCCATTGAAATTTCAGGGGCTGTAGTTCTAATTAACCATGCTGCAGCTCTATAGCGTAACATTTGATCAGACATAGTTTTCCACTTAGAGCCTTTTTTGTCGTACCAGCCTTCTTGCTTGGCTAATGCGATGGTTACTTCAGGACCTGCGATAATTTCATCTGATCCTTTCTCACGAGTATAAGCAATAATACCTTGAGAGTCTGTTCCTTTTTCACCAGTGGGTTTGTATTTAATAGCTTCAAAACGTCCACATTGATTAAACGTTGCAATTAAAAATTTAGAGGACCAGCCAGGGTTACCATATACAATGTATAAATTCTGCATTACCATTAATGGGCTAGCATTCATTCGAGTTGCCATTTCTAATGCAATAATAGCATTTCCCATATTCTGCTCACCCTGGAATTGTTGAGGGACCAACGTGGAATGTGTAAACATTTTTGCTTGTCGTTGTAATAATTCAAATCCTTCTGCAGATTGAAAGCCAGGTAAATTTGTATGTTGCTTTACAGCTACTTCATTTGCCATTATGTATCTCCTATGCCACGTTTTCGCATACAGCGTGGATATCTAATTTAGATAAAATATTATGAATTTCTAAACGGCCCTTTTGAGTCCATTTAGTTGTGATTTTAGAGTCTAAGCGACCATCGCTTCTGCAGAATGTAAAGGTTTCGGATTTAGTAAACCCTTTAGACATGTGTTGCTTATATAAAATCCATTGATCACCAACTTTACGTTGTAGGCCAGCTTCATGCAAAATCTTATTTAGCTCTTGAGCACTCATGCCATAGTCAGCGGCAATTTGTGTGATTGTTAAGCAGGATTTGCTTGAGAGGATTTTATCAACATAATCCTTAACCGGTTTGAATTCAGCAATCTGTTGTTCTTGTTGAGCAACGATGGCTTTGGTAGCATTGTGCGATTCCACCTCGTTGGCGTAAGCTCTTAGAGCTTCAGGCAACGACTTTGGAACCGCAAGGGAATATGACCCTGTTTTACGGATGCTAGGAATTACATCATGAGTGACCCATCGTTTAAATGCTTTTAATTTATTAACACGTTCCTGGATATATTCATCACTAACACCTCTAGCTTTTGCTGGTTGTAGCGAAAATAGCAATTGGTATAGTCCACTTTCATTAACTATGGCTACCTCTTGTATTCCACCAGGGGTATTCATTTGCGTATACCCCTTTTCATCTACATCTAAATCCTGCATAATACGATTTCTGTTTGTCGCGCCAAATACATCGCATACATCTTTTGCAACAAACCAAGGATTTCCATTTTGTTCGATAGCACGAACTTGGCCAAATGTATCATTTTTAAAAATCTGTAAATCATTCATATAACTACACCTCCTCGACAGTTAATTGCGGTTTCGATTCATCAACGATCAACTTAATCGTTTGACTATTAACAGGAATAAAGTCTGTTACAGCTTCAGCGTTATCGATGAATACTGGAGCATTAACTTTAAAATAGCTAGTCAATGCGTTAATGATATCTAAACCTACATTAATGCGTGCTGCATTATTCATGCTGCGGTATGGCACCCCTTTATAGGTGGTTTCGCAACATTCTTCAACGTTGCCATTTAGCATAACGTTGAACATTTTGAAACGAGCTAGTTTAAACCTTGCATTAATGCTTTCTTCCAACATGTTAACTTTAGCTTTTATGAACTCATCCATCAGATAAGAGGATTCATCAAGTTCATTCTTTTCGGCAACAAGTTTTTGTTGTTGGTTTTCTAATTCGATAACACGTTTTTCAATATCATCAATCAATTTGAATTTATTCAATTCAGTCTCGAGATTTGCTTTTTTAGATTTTAAAGAAGAAAGTTCATCATCAAGTCTTGCAAGCTCTTCAGTGTCTGCACCTGGTTCCTCTTCAATCTCAAGTAAGAATAATTGCGCTTTTAAGTCAGCATATGTAGGATCATTTTCGACATTAGGTTCAGAATACGCTTCATATTCTTCGCGTTTACTATCTCGATCTTTGCTTTGTAGAGTAATTTCATCTATTAGGCCATCAGCTTTCAACGCCATGATTCTTTGCTGCTCTTCATAGCTTTCTTTTAGCTTAGCAGCACTATCGATAAGGCCTTTCCACTCTTCTAGCTTTTTAGACTTATTAGCGTTGAATTCTGCCTCGAGCTTTTCCTGCTTATCCGCTGGTAGTTGCTGTCCACAAGTAGGGCAAGCTTCTTTACTGAACTGCTGAGCATTAAATGTGTGAAATTCAGACGTTAGAGTTTCGATGCGTTTGGCTTCTTGCTCAATTTCTTTATTAAGCTCGTTGCTTCTATCCATGCATCTATCTCTTTCAGATTCTGTTGCCTTTAACTTAGCCAGTGCCGTTTCGTATTCACTACGCAAACGTTGTTTATTCTTATGGTAATTAGATAGTATGTCCGAACGCCTAACGTCTAATTGACGATTAATGTCCCGAATTTTAGCCTGCTTTTCTGTAGCGCTAAAACCGTTTTTAATAATGGCCTTTTGCTTTTCAACATCATCAATACCAGTTGACAAGGTTTTAATATCACTGATTAGCTTAGCTTTATCCGCCATAACTTCAGGTTTATTTCGTACAGCTTCATCAATACGAACCGGAATCATATCAAGTTCTTTGTTAATGGCTGTTTTTTTGCTGGCAATAACTTTTCGTTGATCATCAACCGTACGACCATCTAATAAGTCTGCTAAGCGTTTTAAATCTTCACGACTATTGATTACAGCAGCATCGTCAATGTCGCCACACATTTCAAGAAGCAACTTCCGGCGATTTTGCCAGGAGTACGTTTCGTTAAAATACAATGGATTTGTAATTAATTTGAAGATGCTTTCATCAACAAGCGAACTAACCATTTCTTTATATTCTTTTTCTTTTTTAGGGACACCATCGACAAAATAATCTGTCATATGGCCTGTTAAAGTAACTTCACCACCACGAGGAGAAGAGTACTTTTCACGATACACACGTTTAAGCTCAACAGTTCCACCTTCATCTAATGTAAAGGTTCCTGTTACTTCGTGATTGACTTTATGGATAGGTTCGCCACCATCCAATGTTTTGATTTCGAAATCAGCCCTATCCAGGCTATCTTTGCCGAATAGTAACCAACACACTGAGTCGAATACAGTCGTTTTGCCGGTGGCATTATCGCCACGGATTACGACATCGCCATTAATATTTATAGCAAAGGACTTTAGCCCTTTAAAATTTAGTAATTCTAATTTTGTGAGTTTCATATCATTCTCCTATACAACAGTGGCATCCACATCGATGGTATGAGGTTCAATCTTTAATTGATTAGCCCATTGCATTACCGTCGAATTAATCTGAGCATTCTTTTTAAGCTTTTCATTAGCAAATAGCTTAGCCTGCACTAAGTCGAACATTTGACGGCCTTTCTTCTTGCCCTTGTTGGCCAATTCTAAGCACGCAACCGGTTTCATGGAATCGTCGGTAACTAACACTATTGCGGTAGTCCCTTTCATAACTCTATCTCGGTATGATCCAACACAGTTTTTTAACCGTTTGCCAGCCGTCATTAAATCTGCTGCAGTTTTAGGCACCATAAAATGCATGCCGTTTACATCTGCCTGTAGCTGTGGAACTTCCGGAAGCATTACGTCGCCGTACTCCTGCTTGTTGTAAACATTAACTACCACATCATGAAAGTCTTTTAACTTGCAATCAGCATCCCAAACTTGAGATATATATTCCTTATTTATTTGACTATACATATTAACAATATCCTTAATATCTGATGACTCAGCATTTAACAGATACCTTAATAAATTGCGTTCCCCATAGCGTTTAGAAAGTCTAATCCACATATTCTTGATTTTTGAAGACTTAACCCCCATACATTCGCCAAAATGGCTAGCGTCAAATATTTTTGCAGATTCATTATCTGGATCTTTATTCCGCTTAAGAGTTAATATTGTCCTACGGTTGTTTTCGTCCTTAAAGATACCTAGCATATCGGATAGTTTAACAATCATAGGGTCATTAACCATCATGCTGCGTAATAATTTACTATCAGGCGCTCGGTGATAAATCCGTAACGCTTCAAGAAAACCTATTCCCTTTTTAGTCATAGTTAATATTTCATCACTAAATGGAATATCACAAGCTGTGCAGCGCCAATAAAACTCGCCCCATCTGATATTGCTTTTAATCAACTTGGTAATAGGCGGCATATCAGGGGCAGAAATCTTTAAGACCATATTGACTAACATAGAAAGTCCATATCCTCCATATTCATCAATAGAGTGTGGGATGTAAATGCCTTTTACCTTATATCCACACTGTTCTGTTAAGCGCCTTTCAAACTCGAGACGCAATGCTTTAAATAAATGAGCCAAACGTGATTTGTTAACGTCGTGCACCGCATAAGATTTGCCGATATATTTAAGCACCATCATAATTGGTCTTTCATGATCACGGATATAATCAATTGTCAAAGGATGTTTATTTTTGTATTTATCAATATAAATAGCTTGTTTATTTTTAAAGTCAAATCGCAAAATTTCTTTGTAAGAACCGACCTTTGATGTGCCATCACAATATAACTGGATGCCTTTATATCGTATTCGTAAATCAATGAAATTCTTATAACTTAGAACGTCAATCTGCATCTCTTCAGGAACCACTTCATGTTCACTGTTGGCCAATAAAACTTTGTGCGTAAATGGGTTAGAATGAATGCCACAATTTGGACAAGTATAGTACTTAGCTGCAGTATAATATCCTCTTCCCATATTGTATTTTCTATTCCAACTACCACCGAACGTATGCCCACAATCGCAGTGATGGATTGTGGTATACGAAGCATCATAACCCTTTTCAATTATGATGCTATCGAACATTTTACGGATGTATAAACTAGACACAGTTTCCACAGAACACCACCGCCTTAATCGCCAAACATAGCAAAGAGGTCAGCGTTTTCTTCTACACTAGGCGCAACCGTTGGTTGCGTTTCATCTGCAGTTGGTTTGCTATCAACTGGCGCAGGTTCTTTAGCCGTTTTAGTCTTACGAGTACGCTTTGGCTTTTCTTCCTTTGCAGCATCTTCCGTTTTATCCTTAGGAGCAGCTGACTTAGGAGGCTCGACCACATCAAAGGCTTTTACAATTGCATTAGATGCTTTCATTACACCTTCTGTATAAGCTATGCCTGCTTGGTATTCTTTCGCATTACCAGGGTCCATTTCAATTGCCTTAAGTAATACGTCTAGTGACTTTTTACATATATCAGCTTGCGCTTTGAATTGTTGCTTAGCCATATTAATCCTCCCCTGCCATAATGGATTTTAAATCGGTGATAAGATCATCCGTCAAAGAGTCGCTAGACGGACGAGTAACACCATGTTTACCGAAAACAGCAATAGCCTTTTTAGCCTTTACACCATCCTCACCCATCCATGCGCGGAATTCCTTATAAAAGGCTTTTTTATCTACAGGTTCAGGTGTTACATCTAACGTGTTTTCAACTTCCTGCGCAGGCGCATCTTTAGGCTCAATTTCTTCCTGTTGTGGCGTCTGCTCTTCTTTTGGTTCAATAGGTTCTGCGTCTAATGGCTGCACTGGAATATCATCAGATGTTTGTTCTTTAGCAACCTTTTTGACATCCTTCTTGTCAGACTGCTCACGTTCAACACACTTCTTGAATTCTGCATTAAGCGCCTCTTCAGCAAGTTCAAGACTTTTACCGTTTGCAGGTTGCACTTCGACAATAGGTGTATCGGAAGTCTCTGAGCAACTACCGCAGCATTGATGGTTTAAAATTTCATTCCATTCTGCGATTTTAAGTGCAAGATCTTCGGTATCATTGAATTTAATTGTTAAGATATTTTGGTTTTCCATGATTATTTCTCCTTTAGAATTTAAACAGTAATTCATCATCAACTAATTTCCCTTCAACGATTTTAGGGATTCCAATTTCCTGGAGTTTACGAATTACGCTACGACTTTTAGAAATATAAATAGTGTTTCTTTCAATTTGTACTGCTGTTGGTTTAATTACATATGTCTCTGTTGCAAGCGTAGGCGCCACACAAATGACTCTATTATTAATGTCTATACCAACCTTAAAATACTCTGGCCATTTTAATTTTCTGTAAGCCGGCATTGAAAGTTTGATATAGCTATTTGTAGTAACTATCGCCACCTTTTGTAATGATTCGTGTTTGCCCCTGTTATCTGCAAAGAAATTAAAATCAAATGCATTTACAGCAGGTTTAGATTTTATTGCTTTTATTTCAGGCATTTTATCTCCTTATCTGGTATAATTTATATAGGATAATTTTATCTTTGCCCTTTACGCATTGCCGTGCGTGAGGGCATTTTTACTTTTACGGCGAACATGTTCATCGTGGCAATGCTTGCACACTCTAATCGCCTTACGATTAATCTCGTCATAAATGTAGTTATGAGTGTGTTGAATTAACCTAACTCCACACTTAGTACATGTTCGAACAGGAGGTCTCATTGTATTAGCACCCAAATTAGCCCATCGAAAAACATAATATAAGCGGCCGTCACAACAAGAATAAATAGCACACTAATCACATCAATATAATTCATATTCCACCTCCTATTTGTAATATGGATTATGGCAGTATTCTCCATATTTTCTTATTTCAGGAATATAATCGACTTCACATTCCTCGTCTTCTACTTCTGCCATATCCTTTTTATAACCATATATTGATAACGCTAAACCTATGATTGATTGAATAAGGAATTGCATATATCCTATTTGGTCGAGTTCTAATGCCCCCATTGACCCAGCAATGAGGAATGTCCCCAATAACATGTAGCCCATTATTCATCGTCCTCCATAATTTGCTCAACTACGATATCGTCAACAGTAACGCTAATGCGGAATCCTTGTGCGCCGTAAGCACTCATCATGGTTTGCAAGCTATAGATAGCGTTCATAACGTCCCCACTGATTTGATTTAAGAGGCGATCTGATTCGATTGCTTTTAAATGTGCAGCCATTGCTGTTTCGTTTACTGGAATTTCAGTCATAGTTAAAGTCTCCTTTATAACATCATCATTGATAAAATAGAAGCTACTGCTGCAGTGGCAAAGCTTAAATGCATTCCTGCGTCAATCCATGTCATGATTAATTCCTCTAATGAATTCCAGCGGATTTAAACTCCGCATCAACTGCTTTCACATCCCAACCT